ACTAAGCGGTACCTCTCTGAGGACTATATGTTCTGTCAGTATGCGGCGCGCGCTGGTCTAAAGACTTGGCTCTGCCCGTGGATGCGTCTGAACCATACCGGCACCTATACGTTTGGTGGTAGCCTCATCGATCTTGCACAGATTGGTGCATCTGCTACGGCCGATGTTGAAGCTCTTGGTAAGGCTAAGAAGCTCGCTAATGCTTTTAAGGGTTGATAATCCTAAAGTTTTAGTATATAATTGTCATGTTCTAAACAGTGGAGTATAATATGCAACTTTCAAATGAGACTATCGAAATCCTGAAGAACTTTGCGGCCATCAATCCGTCGCTTCTTATTCGACCGGGTAACAATCTCCGAACGATCCATTCCAAGAGCACTATCTTGGCATCGGTCAATGTGAAGGAGACCTTCCCGATTGAATGTGCGATTAATGATCTGACGAAGTTCATCATGGTGCTTACGGCCTATGACAATCCTAACCTGGAGTTTACGGATAAGCATACGGTCGTAAGTAATTCGCGCGCGGCGACACGAGTCCTGCACGGTGGTATTGCAACGGTTACGCATCCGCCTGTAAAGGACCCGAAGCTTCCGAGTGTCGATGCTACCTTTACCATCAGCAATGAAGCTCTCAATTGGGTGCTAAAGCTGACTGCTGGTCTTGGTCTACCAAACGTTCTTCTCTACGGTAAGAACGGTAAGTCTTATCTCTCTGGCACCAATGTCCTCGAGGACATCTCCGACAATACTGAATATGAGGTCGGTGATGCTTCGAATGACTACAAGGCAGTGTTTGCAATTGAAAACCTTAAGCTTCTGCCGCGCGACTATGATGTGAGTGTGACTAATGGTATGGCTCACTTCAAGTCTAAGACTGGTGACATTGAATACTGGGTCGCGTGTTCGACTCCGAAGAAGTGAACGAGGTTTCTACAACCACTCTTATGATCTGGCTCCACAAACTAGTGGAGTCAGCCCATAAGCAAGGCCACGAGCTTGAAGTACTCGCGGCCCTGGCAGCAGTGGTTACCAAGGGTTATGTGAAAAGTCTAGGTACTGATCAAGCGGCGATGATATTTTATAACATCGCCGACAGTCTTGCCACAGATACATTAAATGATGATGAGGATGAACATGGAGATGACCGATAGTGAATTTCTCTGGGTCGAGAAGTACCGACCTCAGACTATTTCTGAGTGTATCCTTCCTGATGAATTGAAGGCTACATTTCAGAAGTTTGTAGATGACAAGACTGTGCCGAACCTTCTTCTCTCTGGTCCGGCAGGCATCGGTAAGACTACCGTAGCCAAAGCAATGTTCCAAGAAATCGGTGCCGACTATATCATTATCAACGGCTCGATGGACGGTAACATTGATACCCTTCGAACTCGCATCCTTGGGTATGCATCGACAGTCTCGCTCTGGGGCGGCCGCAAGTATGTGATCCTTGATGAGGCCGATTATCTGTCGCATCATACTCAGCCTGCTCTCCGAAATTTCATGGAGCAGTATTCACACAACTGCGGTTTTATTCTCACCTGTAACTTCAAGAATAAGATCATTGCGCCTCTGCATTCTAGATGCTCAATTATCGATTTCAAGATTAGCGGTAAGGATAAGCCTGCTATCGCTGCGCAGTTTATGTCGCGCGCCTGCAATATTCTGACAACCGAGAACATCGAATTCGATAAGAAGATTGTTGCAGAGGTTATCAAGAAGTATTTCCCTGACTGGCGCCGAGTCCTTAACGAGCTTCAGCGGTACTCGACTAAGGGTGCAATTGATGCTGGTGTTCTTGCTAATATCGCCGATACTGATCTTCAGGCTCTGGTGAAGATGCTGCGAGAAAAGGATTTCACTTCCATGCGCCAGTGGGTTGGACAGAATGCTACGCTTGACCAGAATACTGTCTATCGTCAGCTTTATGATAGTGCATATGACTTCATGAAGCCCGGTAGCATCCCTAATCTGGTTTTGATTCTGGCCGACTATCAATACAAGTCTGCCTTTGTTGTAAATCCTGAAATCAATCTTGCAGCCTGCCTGACGCAGGTTATGATGGATTGCGAATGGAAATGAGCGAAGATGCAAAGCTTGGCGTCTTTGATATCGTCAAAGCCGTTGCTGAATCCAAGCATGATTACTTCAGAGGCGAGACTAAAGATGTAGCAGATAAGACCTATGTTCCCTTTCTGGTTAACAAGGCCTTATCCTTTCACATCGATACGGTACTCTATGCTAACGAGATGAACCAGCGTGGGCATCTAGATAACCTGTTACAACATGACTATCTAATAAATACTGTGAGGTCTAGACGCCGCAAGTCTAACAAGTGGCCAAAGCCCTCTGATGACAACGATATTAAAGCCGTCATGGAATACTATGAGTGCAATTACAATCGAGCTAAGGACTATCTGACTGTCCTAACTGCTAATCAGCTCGCCGTAATCCATGATAGGACTAAGAAGGGTGGAGCTGATGATAGATATAGCAGAAATGGTAGAAGTAAGACTGAAGAATCCTGAGGACTTCCTGAAGATCAAGGAAACCCTCACTCGCATTGGTGTTGCTTCTCGCAAGGACCAGACTCTCTATCAGTCATGCCATATTCTTCATAAGCAGCGTAGGTATTTTATCGTACACTTCAAGGAGCTATTTGCTCTCGACGGTAAGCCAACCAACTTTGCGGAAGAAGATGAGATGCGTCGAAACACCATCGTCAATCTTCTAGAAGAATGGGGTCTGGTTGAGATTGTGAATCCAGATATGACAAAGGACAAGATTGCGCCTATCTCACAGATCAAGGTGCTTTCTCATAAAGAAAAGTCTGACTGGCTTCTAGAAGCAAAGTATACCATCGGAAAGAAAAGGGGTAGCTGATGGCCGACTTTATTGAACCACTTAAGGTTGCTCTAGCCGATACGTTTGTATTTGGTGTAAAGACTCAGTTCTATCATTGGAACGTGCAAGGTCCAAACTTCAAAGAGTATCATGAGCTATTTGATCTGATCTATGAGGATGTGAGTGGTGCAATTGATCCGCTCGCAGAATTCATTCGCTCATCTGGTGCATATGCTCCGGGTAGCTTGAATCGTTTTAGACAGTTGACTACGCTTATCGAACTAGATACGGTTCCCGATGCTAGAACGATGCTTATGAATCTGTCACTTGATAATGAAAAGGTTATCATGACGATTAAGACTGCATATGAGGCGGCTGAGAATGCTGGTGCATATGATGTTTCCGACTTCCTTGCAGGTCGGTTAGCTTCGCATAAGAAGCATGGTTGGTTCTTGCAATCTACTATTGGTAATAATGTAAAGGAGTGATTATGTCGAATTTTACTATGGTTGCTGACTTCATGCGCTCGGGTGAGCAGCAGGTCAATGAAACTCCAGTGTGGCCGAATGAAGATACTCGACTTCTAAGATTTAGACTAATTGATGAGGAGCTTGGTGAGCTTCATGAAGCTATGATAAATGAAGATATTGTGGAAGTGGCTGATGCTCTAACTGATCTACTCTATGTGATCTATGGTGCGGGTCATGCATACGGTATCGATCTGGATCGCTGCTTTGCTGAAGTGCATCGTTCGAACATGAGCAAATTTGTTGACGGTAAGATTATCAAAGATGCGAATGGTAAGGTGCTAAAGCCTAAGACATATTCGCCGCCTGATCTCTCATTTCTTCTACCAGAAATGAATGAGTTGCCCTTGACAGAAGGGTGATTAGTTGCTAAATATAGACAGCATTGCTCAGATGAGGATGCTGTCTATATCAATCTCGCTTATTCAAGGAGACACTAAATGGTTTATTTTCCCGATCTGTCCAAGCTGGACACGTATGCAATCGGTTTCAATGACATTCAAAAGCGTTTGTTTGAGGCTTCTGAGAGCCTGGCTAAGGCTGTCCCAGGTTGGCCGCCCTACAATATCGTCAAGGTTGATGATAACAAGTATGTGATCGAAGTTGCCGTTGCTGGTTTTGGTCGCTCAGACCTTGAGCTTGAAATTCATGACAACAAGCTTCTGATCCGTGGTCATGCTAAGAATGATGAGAATGGTCCGACATTCCTTCACAAGGGAATTGCAGATCGCGCCTTCCGCCGTGAATTCCATCTGGCTGACACCATTGAGGTGAAGAATGCTGAGATGGTTAACGGTCTCCTGAAGGTGTGGCTGGAGAATATCATTCCCGATAATAAGAAGCCTCGCAAGGTGGATATCACAGATCCATCAACAGAAAACCAACAACTAAACGGCTGATTAAATCAGCCCAACTTGGGGGAGAGGTTAAGCCTCTCCCCTTTCTTATTTGGAGAAAGAGATGTTAGAGAAGATTAAAAATGTCGCAGATAGATTTGCTGCAATATATACAGAGTGGCGCATGAGTCGTGAGGTTGCATATACTCTTGCCGACCATAGAATTGCCAAAGAGCAGCGTCAACTGCTTCAGGCCCGTCTAGATGAACTAAACTCTCGTCATTAAGGAGAAACCAATGCTGACAGCAGAAACCCTACGCAAGTGCTTTCCCAAGGCTAACCCAAATAATCTCAATGCATATGCAGATGCGCTTATCGCAGCTTGCGATGAATTTGAGATTAATACACCCAAGCGCCTCGCCGGGTTTCTGTCGCAGACAGCACATGAGTCCGCGCAGTTTTCAGCTATCAAGGAAAACCTGAACTATAAGGCTTCAGCCCTAACTGCGCTCTTTGGTTCTCGCATTACCGCTGCTCAGGCTGCTGAGGTTGGACGTGATGATGCAACTAAGAAGCCCGCCAATCAAGAAGGTATCGCAAACATCATCTACGGTGGTGCGTGGGGTGCAAAGAATCTTGGTAACGTGAATGAGGGTGACGGCTGGAGATTTCGCGGTCGTGGTCTCATTCAGCTAACGGGTCGCAGCAATTACACGAATTGCGGCAAGGGTCTCGGTAAGGATCTAACTACTGACCCGTCATACCTTGAGACGCCAGAGGGTGCTGCTCGCTCGGCTGCTTGGTTCTGGAAGTCTCGTGGTCTGAATGAAGTGGCTGACACTGGTGATGTTCGTAAGATGACAAAGCTTGTTAATGGTGGCGACCTTGGTCTCGCAGATCGTGAGCATCACTATCACGAAATTCTGGGTGTGCTAGGCGATCACTAATGCCTAAGAAGTATCCGGTGATCGGCCTGAAGCTGATCACCGGCGAAGACATTATCTCCCATGCTCAGTTTGAGGAATTAAATCGAGCATGGGTTCTTTTCAATCCAGGGCTATTGGTTGGTATGACAAATAGTGCGGGTGCACCATCAGTAGGTATAACCGACTACATTCCCTTTACAACTAACAAAGCTATAACAATTTCTGAGAGAAATATTCTCTATACCTATAACCCAGACAATGAAATGATCACAGGTTATCACGGTAAGCTCGACTCAGAAGAGTTGCCTAAAAACGAGAATATTGTACCCTTTACACGCAAGTAATAACCGTATATAATGGTGGCATGACAAAATTTTATACATTTGCCTTTCAAATCGGTGATACCATTCACGTACGTGGTTACGAGAATGGTATCCGTTTCTCCGACCGCGTCAAATATCAACCCACTCTGTTTGTGCCATCCAAGGGTGGTCATTCTAAGTCTGGTTGGCGCAATATGTTTGGGCAAGCAGTTGAACCCATGCAATTTGAGCGCATCCGCGAGGCCAAAGACTTTATCGAAAAATACAGCGATGTATCCAATTTCGATATCTATGGTTTGCCGCGATTCCAGTATGCATTCCTCAATGAGGAATACCCTGGTGAAATCCAATATGATCGTGACCTGATTGAGATTGCCAATCTTGATATCGAGGTCGGTTCTGAGAATGGCTTCCCAACTCCAGAGCTGGCGCAAGAACCCATCACGGCTATCACACTAAAGCGCGGTAAGAAAATCATTGCAATGGGTTGCGGTGACTATCGACCGTCGCATCATGCTGTGCGATATATTCGCTGCCGCGACGAGCGCGACCTGCTAGAGACGTTCCTGATCGAATGGGAGCGCGGGTATCACCCCGAGATTGTCACTGGTTGGAATATTACATTCTTCGATATTCCTTATCTGGTCAATCGTATCTCTAAGGTCCTTGATGAGAAGGCTGCAAAGCGACTGTCCCCTTGGGGCTTTATCTCGCAGCGCACGACCAACATCATGGGTAAGACGCAGACAGCAGTTGACATTGCCGGCGTCTCTACGCTAGACTATCTTGAACTCTACAAGAAGTTTACATATTCGCAGCAAGAGTCATATCGCCTTGATCATATCGCTCACGTTGAACTCGGTGAGAAGAAGCTAGACTATTCTGAATATGGCTCGCTGCATCGACTCTACAAGGAAAACTATCAGAAGTTTATCGACTATAATATCAAAGACGTTGAGCTTGTTGACCGTCTTGATGAGAAGATGAAACTCATCGACATGGTTCTTGCACTTGCATATGACGCCAAGGTTAATTATACAGACGTGTTTACGCAGGTGAAGATGTGGGATGTTCTAATCCACAATCACCTGTGGAAGAAGAAGGTCTGTGTGCCGATGACTGGTGGTGGTAGCAAGGACGAGGCCTATGTCGGTGCATATGTTAAGGAGCCGATTGTTGGTGCTCATCAATGGGTTCTATCCTTCGACTTGAACTCTCTGTATCCGCATCTTATCATGCAGTATAACATCTCGCCCGAGATGCTTGACAGAGAGCATCGTGTCGATATTACTGTCGATCAATTGCTTGATTCTAACTTCACGCCCCCGACGCGAGAAGGCTACAGTCTTGCAGCCAACGGTCGATACTTCAGCAATGCGCGACAGGGCTTTCTGCCTGAGATGATGGAGCGCATGTATGACAGTCGGTCCGAATACAAGCGCAAGATGATTCAAGCCCAGAAGAATGTTGAGTCGGCCAAGACGCCTCAAGAAAAGCGAGAGCATGAGAAGGCTGTATCTCGATACAAGAACATGCAGCTTGCGAAGAAGGTTCAGCTAAACTCAGCTTACGGTGCAATCGGCAACCCTTATTTCCGATTCTATGACCTCAATCAGGCCACAGCTATCACCGTTGGTGGTCAGCTTTCCATTCGCTGGGCTGAGGTCAAGATCAATGAGCATATCAATAAGCTGCTCGGCACAACCGACAAGGACTATGTGATTGCGGTTGATACAGACAGTCTTTACATTACCCTTGATGATCTAATCAAGAAGGTATTCAAAGACAAAGATCCGACTAAGGAGCAGATCGTCAACTATCTCGACAAGGCTGCATCGCAAGGCTTTGAGCCGATCATTGATCGCATCTATTCTAGCCTGCAAGAGCATATGAATGCATTTGCACAGAAGATGTCGATGAAGCGCGAGGTTATCGCAGACCGCGGTATCTGGACTGGTAAGAAGCGATACATTCTCAATGTGCATGACTCTGAGGGTGTGCGATATGAGAAGCCAAAGCTAAAGATGATGGGCATCGAAGCTGTCAAGTCATCGACGCCGGGTGCATGTCGAAAGGCAATTAAGGATGCGCTTGATATCATCATGAACAAGGACGAGGCAACTCTGCAAGAATTTGTTGCATCTTTCCGTGAGCAATTCAACAAGCTTCCGTTTGAAGATGTTGCATTTCCTCGCGGTGTGCAGGGCCTGACAAAGTATTCGCGCGCAGAAAAGAGCATACCGATTCATGTGCGCGCAAGCCTTGCATATAACCGTCGCCTCAAGCAGCTTGGGCTTGACAAGTCATATCAAGCCATCAAGGATGGTGAAAAGGTCAAGTTTTGTTATCTTAAGATGCCAAATACTTTGGGTGAGAATGTTTTGGCTATTCCTTCTATGCTTCCACCCGAGTTTGAAGTCAGTCAATACATAGACTATAGAATGCAATTCGACAAAGCATTCCTTGACCCGCTTCGTTCGATCCTAGACGTGATCGGTTGGCAGGATGAGGACCGACCAACCCTAGCGAAGTTTTTCACCTAATGTCATATCTAAATCACAGACAATAGCTATACGACAGAATTCAAATCAACCGAGACACAAGGAGATAATACATGAGTAAAGATTTCTTCCGCGATATGGTAAAGCAAATCGCAGATGTTGATACCCACATTGCAGATGATGGTCTACATTCGTCAGAATTTGCAGGCACGATGGACACGGGTTCATACCTGCTAAATGCTGCACTATCTGGTAGCATCTATGGTGGTGTACCTAATAACAAGATCACAGTATTTGCTGGCGAGAGCGCAACTGGTAAGACATTCTTCGTTCTTGGTCTGGTGCAGCAGTTCCTTAAGGACAATCCTGATGCTGGTGTCATCTACTATGATACCGAAGCAGCCGTAACCAAGGAGATGTTTGTCGCGCGTGGTATCGACCCACGCCGCGTGGTTATCTCCGAGCAGGCCACTGTGCAGGGCTTCCGCACACATGCAATGCGTATTCTTGATAACTATCTGAAGGTACCTGAGAAGGAGCGCCCGAAGATGCTTATGGTACTTGACTCGCTTGGTCAGCTTTCGACTGAGAAAGAGATGGAAGATATCTCTGAGGGTAAGAACACACGCGACATGACTCGCTCACAGCTTATTCGTGGTGCATTCCGTGCGCTGTCTCTTAAGCTGGCTCGGGCTAATGTATCGCTGCTGGTGACCAATCATATCTTCAATGTGATCGGTGCATATGTTCCCACCAAGGATATGGGTGGTGGTGAAGGTCTGAAGTATGCGGCCTCGCAGATTGTCTTCCTGTCCAAGAAGAAGGATCGTGACGGCACAGAAGTGGTCGGTAATATTATTCATTGTCGTCTGGCTAAGAGTCGCTTTACTAAGGAGAACAAGTCGATTGATGTAAGGCTTTCTTATGATGACGGCCTGAATAGGTACTATGGACTCCTTGACTTGGCTGAGAAACATGGTATAATCAAGAAGGTGTCTAATCGATTTGAAATGCCAGACGGTGGTAAGTGGTATGGCAAGCAGATCGAAGAAGACCCCGAGAGGTTTTTCACCAAGAGTTTGCTTGATGCGATTGATGCCGCGGCAGGTAAAGAGTTTAAGTATGGTCAAGGTCAGATGACGGAGAATGAAGACGATGAGGAAGATACCGAGTCAGCCATTAGCTGAATATACTGTCATAGATGAGCCGACTATGCAGGATCATCTATGCTTCGGTATTACCAACGGTAAGTTTGCAGACACTAATTTCTATTTCCAGACAGTCAAGGTAAATGAAATGGATGACGGTGAGGGTAATGCAACCCTCACTTTCACCTATAAGATTTTAGCTTCTACCTGGGAACAGACTCCAGCCATGCTTAAGGACTTCGAGCATGTGCTGGCCTCAATTCTATATCACGTAGTGCTAACAACTGCAGAGATAAACAATGCGAATCGAAACGACGGTGCTGAGGCATCTGGTTCATGATGAAGAATATGCGCGCAAGGTTCTACCTTTCGTAAGTGAGAAGTATTTCAATGATGCAGCTGAGAAGCTGATCTATTCTAATATCTCCACCTTTGTTGAGAAGTATAATTCTCTACCGAGCCGTGAAGCCCTTGCCATCGAGATTGACAGTGTCAAGTCACTCGGTGACAAGGAGCATCAAGCCGCTCTTGACACCATCAACTCTCTGACGCCACCTGATCCTGTGGACAAAGAATGGCTGGTTGATGCAACTGAGAAGTTCTGTCAAGAGCGTGCTGTCTATAATGCTATCATGGACAGCATTACTATTCTTGATGGTAAGGACAAGGATCGGGGGAAGGGTTCAATTCCTCAGATCCTATCCGATGCTCTGGCTGTATCCTTTGACGCACACATTGGTCATGACTTTATCGATGACTTCACAAATCGATATGACTTCTATCATCGTGTCGAAGAAAAGATTCCGTTCGACCTTGAGCTAATGAATAAGATCACCCGTGGTGGTCTATCGCGCAAGTCTCTGAATATCATTCTTGCCGGCACGGGTGTCGGTAAGTCACTTGCGATGTGTCATATGGCCGCAGCCAATCTAATGCTTGGTAGAAACGTGCTGTATATCACTATGGAAATGGCTGAAGAAAAGATTGCAGAACGCATCGATGCAAATCTTCTCAATGTACCGATTCCAGACCTGCAGGTGCTACCGCGTGATCTTTATGAAAAGAAGATTGCTGGTATCCGATCAAAGACAACTGGTAAGCTAATCATCAAAGAATATCCGACTGCATCAGCACATGCTGGTCATTTTCGGCACCTGCTTAACGAGCTTAACCTTAAGAAGTCATTCGTACCTGACATTATCTACATCGATTATCTAAATATCTGCATGTCATCGCGCATCAAGACAGGTTCGAATGTGAATAGCTATACCTACATCAAGGCTATAGCAGAGGAGCTTCGCGGC